AGAATCATATGATCAGTATATAACATTCACAGGTAATGACACAAATAATTATAGCGAGTTAGCAAAAAATTATTCTGATGCTACATTACAAATTCTAACAGGCAACAACAATGTTGCCAAGTCAGTGCAGTTTATTGATTTGTTTCCTATTGGTATTGATTCTTTGCAATTTGCAGGAACAAATAATGATGTCCAATATCTGATTGGAAATGCAACTTTCCGATACGGATATTACAAATTCTTGTAAGACAAATTTGCTTTTTTGTAATAACTGCGGTATAATAGCAGTTATATAAATGTGAGGTTATTATGAATATTGAACAATTGCAAGAAGAGTGGGACAAAGACTGCGAGATTGATGATAATTATCTCGGTGAAAATTCCACAGCAACTCCCAAACTACATGCCAAGTATGTAAAGATACTTGTGCAGGTTAAACTCAAGCACACCAAACTCTCATCAGATTACAATCTAACTCGTAAGAATAAATTCCGCTACTATCGTGGCGAACTTTCTCGTGATGAGTTACAAGATCTGCAGTGGGATCAATGGCAAGGTGTCAAACCAATCAAGAATGAAATGGATGAATTTCTAAAAGGCGATGCAGAACTCAACGCTATGGAAATCAAAATCAAATATCTTGAGACGATGATTTATTTTCTTGAATCAGTTCTTCAACAAATTAAAGCCAGAGACTGGCAGATTAAAACTGCAGTTGAATGGAAGAAATTCTTGGCAGGAATGTAATGGTAACTATTGAGAAGTTAGATGAAGTCTACATGCGTACACCACAATATCGTGCCAGACTATGGGATGGTAAAGTTCGTTTATATGACCAAGTAAGAAAAACTCTTTACATTGGTTTGATTGAATATGTTCAGCAGTTCTGCGAACGAAACGATTATCCTGTTACATACAAAACAGATATCTCTACATCCAACGGTATAACTCACGAACAGATTGAGGATTATGCCAAATCATTAGAACCGATGGGGCATGGTAAACCTATCGAGATTCGTGACTATCAAGTTGAAGCAGTGAAGACTGCTCTTGACAGAGAACGAACACTTCTACTATCTCCGACTGCATCAGGTAAATCGTTTATCATTTATACAACGATGCGTTGGCATTTAGAAAACAATCGTAAATGTATCATCATAGTTCCAACAACATCTTTGGTTGAACAGTTGTATACTGACTTTGAAGATTATTCTTCTGCCAATGGTTGGGAAACAAAACAACATTGCCAAAAATTGTATAGTGGATTCACCAAAGAATTTACTAAAGATGTCTTAATCACTACATGGCAATCAGTTTATCTACAACCAAAGTCTTGGTTCAAACAATTCGATGTTATCTTTGGTGATGAAGCACATCAATTCAAAGCAAAGTCTTTAACGACTGTTATGGAAAAGATGGATTCAATTCGTTATAGAGTTGGAACCACTGGTACTATCGATAACAAAAAAGTCCATCGTTTGGTATTGGAAGGGATCTTTGGTCCAATCCACAGAGTAACAACTACCAAAGCATTGATGGATTCTAATAAACTCGCAAACCTAAATATTATGTGTCTTATTCTAAAATACTCAGAAGAGATTCGTAAGGAAAGAAAGAACAATACATACCAAGAGGAAATTGATTGGCTTGTAGGTTGCGAACAACGAAACAAATTTATTCGTAATCTCGCAATCAATTCGACAGGAAACACACTTGTTCTATTTCAGTATGTTGAAAAACATGGAAAGATTCTCTACGAGTTAATTAAGAATAAAGCACATGACACAAGAAAGGTATTTTTTGTATATGGTGGGACAGAAGTCACCGATCGTGAAGCAATTCGTCACATTACAGAAGACGAAAGTGATGCTATTATTATTGCTAGTTTTGGTACATTCTCAACTGGGATCAATATACCGTCTATCGAGAATGTCGTTTTCGCATCGCCAAGTAAATCCAAGATTCGTAATCTGCAAAGTATTGGTCGTGGATTAAGATTAAAAGATGGCAAAACATCCTGTAATTTATTTGATATAGCGGATGACCTTCATTGGAAGTCTTGGAAAAACCATACTCTAAATCATGCAGCAGAAAGGTATAAAACCTATGCTGAAGAAGAATTTAAAACTAAAATAGTAGAGGTGGACTTATGCTAGATGGCACAGAACTGTATGTTATATTAAAATTAACATCTGGTGAGCAGATGATGGCTGTCTTGCGTGAAGAAGATGATGATGCAATTCTACTTGAAACTCCAATGTGCATTCGCACCATTCCAGTCTTAGAAGCAAATCGTGAACACATCACGGCATCTCCGCTTTGCCAATTCTCCGATGATAAGGTTTTTGTAATACATAAAAAAGATATAGTCTTTTGTAAGAAACTACATCATCTTTTCATTCCTCATTATCGTCGTATTGTTGCAGAGCATGAGAAAGTATCTTTCATGTCAAAAGAGGGTACAAAAGAAACCAAAGAAGAACTTACTTGGGAAGATGAACCTCTTACGGTAGAAGAAGTCAGAAAGAGAATCAATATGCTACAAGAGATTGTCGGTGGTGAACCGATAGAGAAAGAGGAAGAAAGAACTTATGTTCAAGGAAACGATACAGTACACTAATCTCTTTATCAACCCTAACACAGTGATTATGCCCCAAGACAAATAAAAAAGCAAATCTAAATTGTAACAATAAAAAAGATTTGTCTTTTCAATAACTTTGATGTATACTTATGAATAAATTGAATTAAATGAGGAACGAGTATGTATGGCACAATATGTAAATAACGCTGACTTTTTAGCAGCAATCGTTGAGATGAAAGCGAAAGTTAAGCATGCTGAAGAGAATGGATTACCAAAACCACAAGTGAGTAATTACATTGGTGAATGTATTCTTAAGATCGCAACGCATCTTTCTTATAAACCCAATTTTATAAACTACTCTTATCGAGATGATATGATTCTTGATGGTGTGGAAAATTGCCTTCAGTATATTGATAACTTCGATCCATCGAAATCCAATAATCCATTTGCATATTTTACACAGATTATCTGGTATGCATTTCTGCGAAGGATTGCCAAGGAAAAGAAACAGAGTTACATTAAAGGTAAGTTAATTCAAGACATGCCATTTGAGATGTTTGAGTTACAAGAAAGCGATGAGGGTGGTGATTTTCATAATGCGTATCTAGATTTTATGCAACAGAATCATACATTTGATGATACATTTATTGAACGCAAAAAAGCGAAGAAAAAGAAACAAGTAAATCTAGATGACTTTATAGGTGAAGATGATGACAGTGAGCAAATCGATAAGAGACTTGATTCGTGACTTGGGTGATGGTACTGTTGCATTTCAGCCAGCACTAGCAAGAGCACATAGAAGATCTAAAGTAAGAGCAAAAAAGCGTACTGAAAGATTCCTTAGAAAATTTACATGGGATGCCACTGATGGGCAGTTTGATTTGAAAGATATTATGGAAGATAATAAAATATTTTTGGGTGTTTCTGATTTTGATGATTTAATTACATCTCAGATTATGGAGCGTCGTGTCCTTGCCAACAACTCGACTGTCCAACGAGAGACAACTGTTTTGGCAAATCGTGATACATGGAAAACTTGGGCAGAAGCAAACTTTAAAGATTTTCTTTTTGTCCAAACAAATTCTTCTAATGGATTTATCATTGAAGAAGAAACAAACAATTTTGTTAAGTTTGATGTAAACAGCAATTCAACAACTGTTCGTGCATTTGGTGATACTGATTTTGCAGAAGATGTTATCGAAATCGTTGAAGAAAATTTCTCTGTTGTAACTTCATACATTGAATGGATTTATGGTGGTGATGGTAACTCTGTAAATGTTCCATTGAATCGTGATCGTCTTCCTGTTGAAGAGATGTATCCTTTTCTTAATGGCGAATCTCTTAATGATTACTACGATCGTTACATGGAATCCTCTGCCAACATCCTCTTACTAATTGGACCTCCAGGAACTGGTAAGACTACATTTATTCGTGGTCTGCTTGCACATCGCAACTGTTCAGCAATCGTTACATATGATGCAGCAATTCTTGAGAAGGATGGTTTCTTTGCTCGTTTTATCGAAGACGATGCAGAAGTTATGGTTCTTGAAGACAGCGATGCATTCTTAAAATCTCGTAGCGATGGTAACACAATGATGCATCGTTTCCTTAATGTTGGTGATGGTCTTGTGACAACCAAAGGTAAGAAGATGATCTTCTCTACTAATCTTCCAAGCATCCGTGACATTGACTCTGCATTGGTTCGTCCAGGAAGATGCTTTGATATTGTTACATTTGACTCATTGAGTTATGGTCAAGCAACTGACTTGGCGAAGAAACTGAATGTATCTCTCCCAGAAATCAAAGATGCATATTCTATTGCTGAAGTCTTCAATGAACAGCAACATAAGCCAAAAGAAAGAAAGGTAGGTTTTATTTGAAAGTAGCAATTATTACAGACCAGCACTTTGGTGCAAGAAATGATAGTATTGCGTTCTTAGATTTCTTCCAAAAATTCTATGATAACACTTTCTTTACTACACTTGATGAGCAAGGTATTGACACTGTTCTTATTCTTGGCGATACTTTTGATCGTAGGAAGTATGTTAATTTCTACGCACTTCAACGAGCTAAGGAAATGTTCTTTAACAAACTTGCTGATCGAGGCATTTCTGTTCATATGCTTGCTGGTAATCATGACACTTACTATAAGAATACTAATGATGTAAACTCACCAGACCTTTTATTAAAAGAATATAAAAACATTAAAGTTATAGACAAACCCACAACGATTGATGTTGGTGGGTTTAATATTTGTATGATGCCATGGATCTGTCCAGAAAACTATCAGGCATCATTGGATGAGTTGGAAACTACAACTGCCGAAATTTGCATGGGACATTTCGAGATCGCAGGATTCGCCATGTATAGAGGAATGCAATCTAATGAAGGACTTTCTAAAGAAACATTTGATAAGTTTGACCTTGTGTTCTCTGGTCATTATCATCATCGTTCAGATGATGGTCATATTTACTATCTCGGCAATCCCTATGAACTTACTTGGCAGGATTACAAAGACACTAGAGGATTCCACCTGTTTGATCTCAACAACAGAGGACTTGAGTTTATACCAAATCCAAATACTATGTTTGAAAGAATCGAATACAACGACAAAGAGCAAGAGCCCATCGACCTCGACAGAATCGATCTGAATCAAAAGTTTGTAAAGTTAGTTGTTGTGAATAAAAACGACTTTTATAAATTTGACAAATTCATTCAGAAGTTGTATAATAAGGGATGTTATGAAATCAAAATTATTGAAGATCTATCAGAGTTTGAAGATGGTGAGATCGGTGAGGAAATTAACCTTGAAGATACGCTATCTGTACTTGCTAATTACATTGACTCGGTTGAGACGGATGTTGATAAAGAACAGATCAAAACTTTTATGAGGACTCTGTATACTGAAGCAGTTAATGTGGAGGTGGTATAATGCAACTAGAATTAGACTTTGGTCAATGGACACAAATGGAATTATTTGAATGATAGAATTTAAGTCAGTGCAGTGGAAGAATTTTCTTTCAACTGGTAACTCTCCGAATAAAGT